GTTAACTATAAAACAAATCCCTATCGTATGATATGCGAAACTATTTTTAGTCTGGCAGAAAACTACGAGCATGCTTACCGTTCGGCTAAAATAGACAAAGACACACAAGCAGCCATAAAACAATATATTAATTTCTTATACGATAGTAATTGGAAATTCCAACAAGACGAATGGATAATGCGTGATGGTATTATGCAATTATTTTATAGTGGCATTCCTTTTTTATTGGTAGCAAACAATCTTTGGACCAATCAAACTGTGCGTGCAGCAATACCCGACATAGTGCCGGACCGTTATATGACATTACGGTACGAAGATACTCCGGCTTACGCAACTAACACATGGCCGTTTACAGGAATGGATCCTGGCTATCACGGAGCAGTGGAAAGCCAAACTTACTTGGCAGATACGTATTACAAAGTTATTAGAGAACAATTTGGAATTAAAGAATGACCGACAACACCATAACACAATCCACAGCAGATTTCGACTGGTTTAAACAAAATGGTATATTCATGCCAATGATTAACGATACTGGGCGCAATGTATTTTACAAAACTGCAATTGAATCTGCAGTTGCTGGTAAAGTAGTATGCGATATCGGAACCGGAACAGGATTTTTAAGTGTACTGGCTGCCAAAGCTGGCGCTAAAAAAGTATATGCAGTTGAAGTGGATCCGGGACGTGCGCAGTATGCACAACAAATGATCAGTAAAGTTGGGTTAAGTGATACCATTGAAGTTATAAATGATAATTTTTTAAACACCAACATTACCGCAGACATATATGTGTCTGAAACAATTGGCACACAAATTTTCAATGAAAATATCATTGATATCAGTAATCATGTGCTGGACAAAGGCGGGGTGTTTATCCCAAGTACCTTTGAAATTACTGCTAAGGTATATTTAAATCATCCTATATTCCCAGTGGTACAATCAAATTCAGAAGCATTTGAATTTCAGCCCGACATAGAAATTGATCCGACATTTGAGACTGAAATAAATTCACAATTTCAAGCACAACACGATTTATCAAACACATTGTATCGTGCAAACACTATTAATAATTTCTTTACTGCACTAAAAAGCATGACTGATATTAAACTAGAAGAAGTGTACGAAACTGCTCCGTTGATAGTAGATTTAAATAAAAAAATTGATGTTAGCCAGTTAAAGATTACAATTCCCGAAAGTGTAATGACCGCTGCCGGGAGAGATATTTGTGTTGTGTTATTCTGGACTGCAAAATACAACAACATTAGTATGGTATCAACTGATTGTTGGTGGGGTCATATGTCGAAGATTATCTTGCCCAGAGCAAAAAAAGCAGGAGTTGACATTACTACATGGTATGACCCCACCATCAGTGACTGGAGATTTTCTTTTTGAAAGCAGTTACCTTAGTAGCACACCCAGACGACTGCGTAATCTTTGCTTGGCCTTTTATGGAAGCACATCCGGAGCTAGATTGGTCAATAGTCTATATGACTTATAGTGCATGGCAACCTAGAGCACAAGAAATGAAATTGTATTGGTCTCGTAGAAATGTACCAACTACATTTTTAGGGTACAGAGATGAATGGTTATATGTGCAAAAAGGTGAACTTGGATTTGACAGTGAACGAGCTGCAAAAGATATTGCAGAACAAGTTGGTAATTTTGATTTAATCTTAACTCATTACGAGGACGGCGATTACGGGCACTTGCATCATAAATTTGTTAACCAATCTGTCCAACAAAACGACATACCTAAGGTTTACTTTGCTAGTACATTTAATTATAATACAAAATACTTAGTAAAGGAAACTGTAGCATTAAACGAATTACCAATACATAGAGAAGCAGTTGAATGCTTTCAATATAGAGATACTGGGCTATACATTGTCACAGACTCAGCAAAACAATTATTAAACAAATGAGAATTTTAACACTAGACAATACCGCTTATGCGATGAACGAAATACCAAACGAAATCGACGAAATTAGATTTTGTGTACTTGACAACAGTGATCCTAAAGATCCCGATTACTTTTTTATTCCACTAATCTTTTTGGAATCATTTAATAGTCCTGCATTGGTATTACGCATTGGGGAAAATACTGTACGGATGCCAGTGGATTGGCAACTGTTGATTGGCGAACCCGACTTTGGCGACCTCGAAGTGGTTCCGTTGACCAGTATTAATGACCGTGGATTTAACGTGTTTACCTTTAATCCCATGAAAAGTTTTAGACCTAAATTTGAGCCAGTGGAAATTGTAGATATTTATCAAGATGTTAAATGGTATTTTCCAAAATTAAAGCTCGGGCAATTGTTGGCAGTTCCGCTAACAGAAGGCAGTGAACCTATGTGTGCGTATTTTATTAAAGATATAAGCAGACAAAGCGAAGTAATTGATTACAGTAAAGTTTGGTAATGACAAAGATATACGAATCTCCAGATGGTGGCCGTACTGTGTACGAACGAGATATCGGTTGTACTAGTCGCACAGTATCACGAGAAGATACTAGTTTAATTTCCCAAATGCGAGAAGACCAACTGTGGGGCGATATACGTCGGCGAGCTCGAACTCATCCTGGTTTACAAGCCGAGCTTGAACGTGTTATAATGTTTTATAATTTAATTAAACATGACAATAGATAAACTCAGCATTGGCAACGAAATGTTGCAATTTGATCGCAAGAACAAAAACTTTTATGATGATCTCTCAGAAGAGGAAAAGAAAAAGTTTAGCCCTTACATTATGATTCGGTGGGGGTCCAGTGTAGAAGGCAGTGCAGATCTGCAGGCTTATTATCTAATGAGTACCAATGAACGATTGAACAAAAATTTCTTTGATATAAACACTAGTAAGCATAAAAAGTTTCAATGGCTAATGGCAACAACAGTTAGCCCCGACATGGGAAAACAATATCACAAATGGATTGCGCCAAAGAAAAAAGAAAGTAACAGCAAAGCAGTTAAATTCTTACGTGAAGTATATCCACATGCACGTGATGACGAAATAGAACTACTTGCTGAATTAAACACAACCGCAGATTTAAAACAACATGCAAAGATGATGGGTTGGGATGACAAACGAATTAAATCAGACTTATAAGTGCCGTTATTGTGCCAAAGACTTCCGTAAAGAATCTACACTCACTGCACATTTGTGTGAACAAAAACGTCGTTGGCAACAGGAAAAAGATACCGGAGTACAATTAGGACTTAGAGCCTATTTGCGATTTTACGAAGTAACACAAGGATCGGCAAAGTTAAAATCGTATGAGGATTTTGTTAATAGTCCATACTATGGTGCTTTTGTTAAATATGGCAGATATCTAGTAGGTATAAGGGCTATTAATCCCACTAGTTTTACAGACTGGTTATTAAAAAACAATAAGAAGTTAGACTATTGGTGTAAAGATAGATTATATGAAGAATGGATGTATGAGTATCTTCGCCGCGAAGCAGTACAGGATGCTCTTGAACGTGCACTAAAAGAAATGCAAGAATATGCGGACACACATCCTGAACTTCGAAATGGGTTTGTGGAATATTTTAAATTTGGAAACACAAATCGCATTATACATCATATTGTTGCCGGTCGCATAAGTCCTTGGATTCTTTATAACTGCGCCACTGGTGTAGAATTTTTAGAATCATTAAATGAAGATCAAGTTGGAATGATCATTTCCTGGATCGATCCCACTTTCTGGAATAAAAAATTCCAGGATTATCTAGCTGATTCTCTCTGGGTAAAAGATATTCTTAGACAAGCGGGATTATAGACCAGCCAACATTCTTGCCTTTAGTAGATGCAATACCTGTTTTTCCAATTAGTGTCATCCCTGAATAACTTAGTTTGTGTTCTTTACAAAATGCTTTAAGTGTACCGGTGATATAAAATACATCATTATACGGAGATGTAATTTTCCACGACTTAGCCATACCATTGTTTTTGCCTTTGGTGCTAGGTTGATTTTTCTTAATTAACGCAATGGTTTCTGCACTACGAGGTTTTCCAAAATTTGGATTTTTAGATCCTTTGTAATCTCTTTTAGCAATTCCTAATTTGTAGTTTGGACTATACGATGTATCACCGCCTGTTCCGCCATCTGTTAAATTATGTAACACTCCGGTACCGATATCTTTTCTTCCATATTTTGTAATCAAATCAATTTCAAGTTTGAGTGCTTCTTTGTTGGTTAGATTAGTTTTAACTATTTCTATTCTTGATTTATCTGTTGGAACAGGAACTCGGTGAGGAGCATACGCACGATTTCCTTTACCTTTTCCTACGTAATATGGTATCCCATTTTCTCGTAAATATTGATAAACATAATAGATAGAATCAATTGACTGATCCGGTGAAGATGTGTTATTATAAATAGACATGCTGATAGTTCCTTATAAACTGTTAGAGCGGGTGGATATTTCGAGTATCGCGATCCGCACTATTATTTATCATAAATTATGAATACTATTAAACGATTTTCGAGTGATATCGATATAGATTTTGGCAACAGACAACAAGCAATTGACTTGTTGTCAGTTACACCTGCTAGTATACTACGTGACGGTCGGTTAGTTCGGCACAATACTGGAGTATACCCCACAGATATTCCTGTAGATCCATTCTTGGGCATTGCTAGTATTGATTACGAGACTGCTGAAGATCTAGGCTATGCTAAATTGGACTTTTTAAATGTATCTTTATAT